ATGAGTAGCGGCCAATGGCCTGATGAATGTGTTCGTTGTAAAGAGACTGAACCTGATAGCATAAGAGTATATGCGACAACGTTACACAGTCAAACTGCACAGAAAGATTACTTGCAAGTAGGCGGTGTGTTAGACAATTTATGTAATGCTGCTTGCCAAACGTGCAATCAAAATTTAAGCACCAGGATAGGCAGTCTAACAGGGCCAGGATTTCCTATAATTAATAACACAGATCAATTCTGGTTATTGCCACAAGAACGAATTGTGCATTTGGATATCAACGGGGGCGAGCCTAGTTATAGTAAAAACTATAAGAAATTATTAAAAAATTTACCACCTAATCTTAAAACATTACGGCTTAATACAAATTGTAGCACCATATTAACCGAGTTGGTTGATATAGCCAATCGCGGCATCGAAGTTATAGTTACAGCAAGTTGTGATGGAATAGGTGCAGTTCATGATTTTGTGCGATGGCCTGTACCTTGGCAAGATTTTTATCGTAATTTGATGACATATAAAACAATGCCAGTTCGATTGAATTTGTGGACAACAGTCAGTGTGTTAAACGTAGATGACTTGCTTAACATTCAAAAATTTGCACAAGAGCACGGTATCGATCACAGTTATGCTTACTTAAAAACGCCCGTTGAGTTGAGTGTTGATAATACCGACATTCCTGCTAGAGATGCATATATAGCAAAACAAAAACAACTACGGGGCATGATATGAAAATAGCAATCACTGGGCACACCGCAGGCATAGGTCAAGCACTAGCCAACGAATATCAACTTGATGGTCATGAAATTGTAGGCCTTAGTCAGCGAGAGGGCAACAACATTCGTAATACTCCTAAGATTTGCGATCAAATCGAACCATGTGATATTTTTGTTAATAACGCACAAACCGGGTACGCACAAACAGAATTATTATTTGAAATGGCACAACGCTGGTCGGGTACTGGTAAACAAATCATTGTAATCAGCACAATGATGACTCAAGAGCCGGTGTCGTCAATGACTGGATTAGATATGGATCATTACCGTTTGCAAAAAGTTACGTTAGAAGAAGCAGTACGGCAAATACGACATCGTAAACTCAAAGTAAAGATTACAATAGTTCGTCCTGGCAACATTGCTACAAGTTCGGATAAAACAGTTCCACCAGCTGCTGATGTCAACAACTGGGCTAGAACATTGTTAAATTTATTCAACATGGTCAAGAATAATAATTTAACAATTCCAGAAATATCTTTAGGACCACAGAATCAATGAACCCAAAAGATGTCCTAACAAATAAACATTTTTGTCCTATGCCATGGACAGGGCTAATGTATAACTTTGATGGTAAAGTAAAAAATTGTATTCGTAGTGATTTTGCGACTGGTGGACTAGGTAATATCAAAGACAACACCATTGAAGAAATACTGTTAGGACCCGTCAACGTCACCAAACAAACCAACATAATCAATAACCAACCAGCCGCCGGTTGTCACACTTGTTACGATCTAGAACACGGTAAAGAAGGTTTTGATATTATCAGTGATAGAATTTTTTATATAAGAGAATTTAAAAAAACACCATTGGATACTTACCAACCTAACAATTTTGATTTACAAACCATCGATATACGGTGGACCAATTTATGTAATTTTGCCTGTGTTTATTGCAGTCCAGATTTCAGTAGTAAGTGGGCTAACGAACTAAATGTTATTAGGGCAACACCAACAGACCGACAACAAAAAGATTTTAGAGAATATCTTTATCAACACGCCAAAAATCTTAAACATGTATATCTAGCCGGTGGTGAGCCCTTGTTGATGAAAGAAAATTTAGAGCTACTTCAAAAATTAAACCCCGAGGTTAATCTTAGGATAAACACTAATCTTAGCAAGGTTGATACCGGGGTGTTTGACGCAGTGTGCCAATTCAAAAATGTTCATTGGACAGTGAGTGCAGAAACCATAGAAGATGAATTTGAATACATACGCTTCGGCGGCCTCTGGCAGGATTTTTTAGATAACCTAAACACAATTAGAAAACTAGATCACAAGATAAGTTTTAACATGTTATGGTTTCTGTTAAACTACGATACAGTGTTTGACTATGTAGATTACCTTAAAGGTCTAGGATTCCATAACAATAGCTTTATCATTGGCGCACTCATAACTCCAGATTACCTAAACATTAGACATTTACCGGAAACTGTGTTAAACTCGTTAAAGTTAAAATTACAATCAAAGATTGACGAAAATCCAGGATATCTGCTTGAAGATAGTTATCGGAATATGTTGCATTACATTGAGCAACCGGTCGAAAAGAATTTAAGAAATTCATTTGAACAACTAGCAACAATGGATCAACGGCGTGGAGTAGACAGCAGTAAAATTTTTACAGAATTATACAAATTTAAAGAAGGAAAGTAATCATGGCAAAACCATTTGACATCAGCAAGTTCCGCAAGGACATTACCAAAAGCATTGAAGGCCTGAGCATTGGATTCAATGATCCAACTGATTGGATCAGCACAGGCAACTTTGCCTTGAATTATCTTATCAGCGGAGACTTCAATCGAGGTATTCCATTGGGCAAGATTACAGTGTTTGCCGGCGAGTCCGGCGCAGGAAAAAGTTATATTTGTTCGGGTAACATTGTTAAAAACGCACAAGAACAAGGTATCTTTGTTATCCTAGTTGATACAGAAAATGCACTGGACGAAACATGGCTACACGCCCTAGGCGTGGACACTGGCGCAGACAAGTTGCTTAAACTAAACATGAGCATGATTGATGATGTGGCCAAAGCCATTTCAACATTCATGATTGATTACAAAGCCCTGCCCGATGGTGAACGCATGAAGGTGTTATGGGTGATTGACTCGCTGGGTATGTTGTTGACCCCAACTGACGTGAATCAATTTGAAGCAGGTGACATGAAAGGCGACATGGGTCGTAAGCCCAAAGCACTAACAAGTCTTGTTCGTAATTCAGTCAACATGTTTGGTGGTTTCAATGTCGGAATGGTTTGTACGAATCATACATACGCTAGCCAAGACATGTTTGATCCAGATGACAAGATCTCGGGCGGACAAGGCTTTATATATGCAAGCAGTATTGTAGTTGCCATGAAGAAAATGAAACTCAAAGAAGATGAAGAAGGCAACAAGATCAGTGAAGTAATGGGCATCCGTGCTGGTTGTAAAGTAATGAAAACCCGTTACGCAAAACCGTTTGAAGGCATGCAGGTCAAGATTCCGTATGAAACAGGCATGAATCCCTACAGTGGCCTAACTGATCTTGCAGAGAAAAAAGGTATCCTTAAGAAAGATGGTAATCGTTTGATGTTTGTCACTAGCGAAGGCGAAATAATTAAACAGTTCCGTAAAGCATGGGAATCAAACGAAGATGGTTGCTTAGACAAAGTAATGACAGATTTTAAAAATCAGAAAGAAACAGTAACCACTGAAGAAACAGCAACGGAGGAATAACAATGACAGTTGAATTAGCAAACGAAATTTGGTCAGAACTTAAAAGGTATGTCAACACAGTGGATCGCGATGACGCAGCAGAAACGCTAGTATCAGTGCTAATTGACAACGATGTCGGTGCCGATGAGATCAAGGCTGTTTTTAAAAACGACAGTGACATCAAGAAAGCCTTGACCAGCTATCTTAGAGATCACGACGAAGTTGAAGAGGAAGTCGAAGTCGAAGACGACGATTATGACGAAGACGAAGACTGGGAAAACTAATGTGGTATAGCCGCGTAGTTGCTAGTCTTAATTCTATTCCAGACTTTATCAGTCATTATGAGCGTGAACTCAACGACGCCAAAAAAGACTGTAGAATCTCGGGCATAGTAGAAAAAAACATCACAGCATTACCGGGCATTACCGAGCATCGTTTCAATCAACTGCAAGAAATTGAGGCGGTGCTCAACTATCTCAACATCCAACTGCGAAAGATACGTAGAAAACACTTCCAAAAGTACATGGAAAACTATGCTCGTGCTCTAACATCAAGA